CCAAGAACTTTATCCAAACGTGCTTTTAGTTGCTCGTATGATTTGAAGTTTTTCTTGTCTGTGAAGTCCTTCAATGAATGTTCTTGTTTGTAGATTGATTCCAATTTGTCATCATCACCATCAAACAAAGCAGAAGGTTCAGCAAACTCAGACTTGTCATAGTTGCGATAGCCTTCAACATTACGAATCTTCAATTTGAAGTTTGCACCGTCCCAGAAATCGAATGGGTTAACTGGTGTTTCATCTGCAAATTCTGGATTCATTGCTTCAGAGATTTTATCAAAAATCTTCTTACCGAATTTGAATAAACGAACAGTACCATCATTCTCTGGATGTGCTGGATCAGAAACAACGTAGATATTAGCGATGTAACTCAAGCGGCGCTTTTGTTTACGAACGATATCTTTGTTTGCTTCAATACCTGAATTCCACAAAGTAGAATTGTGTTCACAAACGGGACACTTATCACCTGTAGTAGTCAAGCAGTTATCAATGAACCAACCACCTGGTCCTTGAAAGCCGTGGTCGAAACGGCGAACCCATGGTAGTCCATCTTCACCGTCAACACCTGGTGCAGGCAAGAAACGAATTGTAGCCATTCCGTTGCCAGATTTGTCTACAGTTGGTTGCCAGAATCGGGTGTCATCTTTGGAGCCAGCCTCAGCAGTTTGTGTGGTGGTCTCAATAGCCTTTGTGAGTTTTTCTAGGCTATCACGGTTGCGTTTTAGATTAGCGAAAGACATAGTATTTTCCTTGTATAAATTGTATGCGTTGTATTAAAATTGTCCACATGATTCATAGTGTATCATGTATTTAGTAATCTTTCAATGCGGTCTTCCAACATCATTAAAGTATTACCAATTTCTTTATGAAGAATGCCAATACCACCAGCCGCATTAAAAGACTGGATGATATCATGCGTATCGTCAATAAGAATTGTGTTTGGTGTAGCATATTCAGCCTTGTGTTTACGTCCAGCAACAACGTTAGCCTTCAGTTTAGCAAGTCCATTATTATCTAACCATACACGCTTTTGTCGTGCAACCTCATCGTGATTTTTTACACCACCTGATGAAGTCAACAACTCAATTGGTAGTTTTGTCTTGAAACAAAAATCTATCAATTGTTTTCCACCTGGATACCATTCCAAAGTTTCAAATTGTCTTGTATCAATGAAATGTTGCCAGTGTAGATTGAAATCTTTACGGTCACGCATTGAACCTGGGAGTTCATTGTATAACTGAAAGTAACGGCGTTCAAAGTTACAGAGAACACCATCCATATCTAAGTAAATAATCATTTTAATTCTTTCAAAGCAATTTCACGAAACTTGGTTCGGTCAAACATAATAAAGGGTGTGTATTTTGTCCACTTTCTGCTTAATGCCGGAAAGCGAATATCATCATTGATTCTTCTTTCCCATACAGGAAGAAATTTCATAAATGAATTCAAAATACACAAAGTCTCATCTTTAATTTCACCATACAATACCATATTAAGGAGTTTGGGATACTCACCTTCGGTATGTAATAGTTCATTAATACTTCCATGTTCGGCTATTGTTGCACAATCATTTTTGAAGTGATAACTCAATGCTTGAATGATTGCCATACGATCCATGTGGAATGTTCGTGCATCATCACTAAGCAAAGAACCTGCCCATGTTTTCTCATCTACAAACATATTTGAAACGATGAATTCTTGGTATTCATTTCTATCATACTTTCTGGAAAGTTTATAGAAGTGATACTTGTCTCTTCGTTTCTCAAATGCTTCAATACTGATATTACACTTGCCGTTATACTTAAAATAATCATACTCTGTGGTGAAGTGAAGTTTCAACACATGATAAAGAGAAAATGCTTCATAGCCTGTCATAACAAAATTATATCACAAATCAAATAGGAAGTCTGGTAGACTTAGGCAACATATTTAATTCCTGTGCATCAATCTCAATCTTTGCCTTGAGGTCTTTGTTTACCAGTGATGAAGCCAGTTCAATCTCCATACCAGTTTGTTCACAGTAATCAATAATTGCTTCCATGTAATTGTAATCTGTTCCAGCAACGATTTCTTCAATCTTCAACTGGAACTGATACATTTCATCTTTTGTTGGCATTACTTAACGATAGTTTCGTAAAGTTGTTCGAACTGTTCGTGTGTTGCTACTTCCTCATCATAGTTTTGTTTGTGATAAACTTTGACAAGACGATTAACGATTCTCTTAGGCAATTTCAAATCGTCACACACTTTTTTTACTGCTTCTTTAATGAAGTCTTTTTCACCTTCCATACGAATCATGGAATTAGAACACTCTTTGATAGCATCAAGCAATTTCTTGCGGTCTGCTTCACTAGAGATTTGATTAATTGAAAATTGTTGCATAGCCATTATATACTCCTTAAACGAAACCCATTTTGCTACCAACTTTACGATTGTTGGTAGTTCCTTCAACTTTTTTATTGAAAACTTCTGCAATGCTATACTTACCTTCAGGCTTTGTTTCATATGAAACACCCAAACGTGCAGCCAACTTTTCTGCTTGTTCAGCATTCAATTGGTCAAACGACAATACATCGAAACAACGACCTGGACGAATCAACGCAGGATCAACGTCACGGATGCTTGGCAAGTTAGTTGAGAAAATCAATTTCTTACCTTTAGTGGTAACCAATCCATCACCAACGTTCAAGAAACGGTGCATCATTGTGTTACCATCACTACGTGCTTTCAGGAAGTTATCTGAATCTTCCAGCACCATCACACCAGTCTCATCTTCAATGAAACGTGCGAACAAATAGTCTTTCTCCAAGATTTGTGCATCGTATGTAACGATGGCTGAGGAGTTACTGTGAGCCAACAAACCACGAATGAATGTTGTCTTACCAGTTCCTGGTGGTCCAATCAACAACAGAATGTTGGCGCTAGATTCCAAGAAGCGGTCATAGTAGTCTGCCAACTTTTCATCCTTCAAGAAAGGATACATTTCATCAACAGGCAAACGTTCAGTATTCAATGGAACATTAACTGAGTTACCATCACCTGAATAAACCCATTCAATGTATGATGTAACTTCTTCAAAGTTCTTCAAGAAAATATCTGATGCATTCTTGAGAAAAATCTCATCACCGAAGATATTGATATTGATTGTGTTTGAGTTTACATTGTAACGAATGAAGTTATCACCTTCAGTCACAATCATACCAGATGATTCGTTGAATTCTAGGATGTGGTCACCATCAAATTCATCTTCAATGAATTCGTGGCATTTAGCACGACCACCAAGAAGTTTCAACTCACGGCTTAATGTTGATTTGCCTGCTTGTGTTCTCGCATCAATTAGTTGCGAATACAAGTAATCACTATAATCACTTGCGCCAATAAAAATCTTTTCATTACTCATCTTGTGTCCTGCTACCTCTTCACTACTCCATGTCCAACCATTAAAAATACGTGTGCGTTTTATCCGTCTACCAGAACGCACACCAACTCTTCGTGCGGCAATAACGGGTCTATTCATACCCATACTTGCTAGAATGCTATCTATACTTGAACTCACTTTTTACCTGTCATTGCATAAGCGATACACACGGGAGTTGAATTTGTATCATAAGTGCATTTCACCGAAACTGGATCAACACCCTTAGCGATAGCAGATTCAATATTTTTTGCCATGTTGTTTTGCTTGTTTGTTTCATAATTAAACGCACCAATGATTAGTGCGACTGCAACAATTGTAACACAGGTTGCAATAGTAATCAAGTCTTTATTCATATGATTCCTTTGTTTCTATCAATTTTGTCCGAATTGCGTTTATAGAAAATATGTCTTCCAATCTTTTCCACTTTCTGAAGTTTTGACCAACCAGGATTAACATAGTCGGCATGATAGTATGTTGCGCCTTTTGTTACATCATTCATCCTCTCAAAGTTGATAACGAGATTTGTAGCAATTTGCAATATCTCATTATACAACGGAGTTTGTTTGATTGTCAAGCGCCTGTTGGTATATGTTGAATCACAATACCAGGAAAACTGACATAGATTACCAGTTTTTTGTTGAACAACACCACAAATATCATCGGCATAATTACCGGTTTGTAGTCTGTTTAATGTTACGAATCCTACGGCTTGTTTGCCTTCATACGATTCGTGTCCAGCCTCAAAGTAAATGTTCTCTGCTAGGCAACTAACTTGTTTTTGTAGTTCCGTAGTCAATACATTATAACTCGCTTTAATTGGTAATTCAGGCTGTCTGATATTTACCATTGACATAGTTAAGATAACTGCTGATAGCAATATACTAAAAAGTATAGGCATACTTCGCATATTTTTCCTTTCTGTGTGTTAATGGACCTTTCGGTCCGACCATCAGGATTTCTTCGGCTTTGTGGCGTCAGGCAACATGGACACAAACGCATTCAGCGTTGATGCCTTGTCAATAATTTCTTTTTCTGATGGATATTTTGGATAGCCTGGATGTTTTGGTGTCTCTGCACCTTTTGATTTTGCAACATCACAGTCCATTGCGAACTGGTTGGCTATTTTTTCTCTTTCGCCGAAATAGTCTGATTCAAGCATATCTTTTGCCATCTTCAGTAATTCTAAGCGAATCTCAAACGGACTCATACTCATGTTTTCTCCTGTGTTGTGTATGTGTAAATGGTGAGTTATTCTGTTACGAGGAAACTCACCGAAACCCTAGTCAGCGTTTAGGCTGCCAATGCGAACTTTTCATCGTTTGCGTTTACTTTATTTAGTTTTTATATCTACTCTGATAAGTTGTCCACTTCTTTACTCTTTGCCCTGTCGAAACCAAGTGCATCCCCATCAGAAACACATCAGAGGTCTTTTTACAAAATACTCCCAGTCCAATGTGTTTTTGGTGGAGATGGGGGGATTCGAACCCCCGTCCAGAACACCTTTCGAGTTGCTTCATACAACCATATTTTTATTTATTCAATCACAATCTCATTCTCATCACAAGAGGTCATTTCACCATCACAATAAATGCTATACTTAAAACCACCATCAGGAAATGGTGTATCTTTTGTCCATGAAGGAACATACATGATAACACTATTTGTTAGCCAAAACTTATCTTCAGATTCAAACACTTTCCATTTGAACTTGCTTGTGCCATTCTTATGATCCACATTATAGCGAATGTAATATCTCATGTCAAGTCTCTAGATGGTAAAATTTACTCATCGTCAATGGTAATCCAGTAAAACCTCTGACACCAAGTTTTATCAAGTCCGTAAATCTACTATAATATTCCCTACTGCCATGTTTCCATATTGACGATACATTTTTGTCCATATCATTTATCCACCAATTATCTAGCGGACGATTACCCAAAAAGCCTTCTTTAGGTGAAATGATACTGGGCTTCCAGTCAGGATATACAGTTTCATGGAAGTATTTGTATTTCAGATTTCCAGGATATTTCTTACTCTCACAATAAACATGTGGACGGTGTCCCATCTTAAAGTATGGCTCTCTAGGCTCAAAATAATCAGGACTGTTTAGTTTTTCAACATATCTTTTTAGGATATGTGCTTGTTTAATAATTAACTTCACATCATCAGGACTGTGATAAAAAAACTCCAAGAAGTTTCTACCTTTCAAATCTGGATCAGCCATAATCATGCCTGCGGTATCACACGAAAATATATCATTGAATCCCATAGAATATTTGTTTTCGTGTAATCTTAATGTTGGCTTATCGGTCCCATAAATTACACAAACTTTTTTACCATCGAGAATCATATCCCAAATATGTTTGGTGTGCTTTATCCAGAAACCTCGATAAAGTGGTGCTGAAGGAAAACTGTTTGCACCAAACAATATTTCATGCTCATCACGTTTACGAAACTCTTTCCATATGGTATTCAACATTTCAACTTCATCCAAAATCGTAATCTTCATTTTGGATGATCCATATCTTTTCAAAATTTCATCAACTTGTGGCTTAACGTTGTGGAAATAATCTAAATTGTGGCATGTTCCTTCCACAACACCTGTTGATTTGTAACTATTGAAATTTACAATCTCATCCAATTTGATATTGTATTTTAGGAATGTGTCAAGAATATTTTGACTATCTGGTCCACCACTATATGATAGAACCAGATAATCGTTGGTATCTCTGAGTTGTTGTGCTCTACGGCGGTAGAATTCTCCTATACCAACTTCAGGTTCAGGTTCAGTTGTCCAATCATACGTGTCAAATATGTCATCATTGAAATAAAATTTCAATTTCTGACCAGTTCGCCTAGATTCAAATAATGCAAACTGTTTGTGTAAGAAACGTTGATTTCCAACTTCATAATGTCCAAGTCTATCAACAGAATTGACAGACATATCAGTAATAATCATTCTGAAATAATTTCTTTGATATAGTTTTCAGGTGATGTGATGGATTGTTTTCCGAAATGGATGTCCATCTTCTTTCTAACTTCTAGCGATTCATTGCTACGCATATATTCTGCGATTGCTTTACGAAGTTTTTCAACCTCTTGTGGATTAGCAGACTTGTTTGCGAATAGAAAAATGTTATTAAAATATCTGTAGTCATTAGGAACAGATAGTCCTAGTTCTCTTAATGTGGGAACATTCGGTAGATAATGTGAACGTTGTGGAGCAAATACTGCTAAACCTACCAACTTATTCTCTTCAACATACTGATTGATAACGTTTGGAATGCTAACACCAATATTCAAGTGTCCACCAATCGCATCGGTTGTAATCATAGCACCACTTTTATATGGAACTTCCACCACGTTACTTGAGACACTATACTTCTCTGCCATTTGGCGAATCAACTTTCCATTATTACTAGCAGTTGGAATTCCATAAGATAAATTATTCGTCTTAGCATAGTCTAATGCTTCTTTGAAATTCTTATAGTTTGGATTTGGTCTAGAGAAAATGACGCCAGGAATTGTTCCCATGTATGCGACAGGAATCATATCTGTCAATGGATTAGTTGGCCAATTCTGAACTGGACCAAACAACAATACCATCTTATCAGTTTTATTCTCTGCCAAAGCAGCCGCACCAATAACACCACCAGCACCAGGCTTCAAATCATATACAACACCATCCAACTGTTTGTTGAAGAATGGTTGCATCTCCAAAGCATACTTGTGAATCAAACCACCAGAGCCAACAGGCAAAATAACGGTAGTAGGTTCAGAACAAACGTTGAATGTCATAAAAACACTCAACAACATCATCTTAAATTTCATTTTATATAATCCTTTAATAAATCAACAGCGTCAGGAAATGTTTTCTTCCAATCTGTGCCACGAATACTATCTAGTTTGTCTAAAAAAGACACATGATTTTCTATCATCATAACACATTCTTCATGCGATTGTGTGCCGATATGTGATTCTAGATAATTACATATAAATTTTTTCCAACCATCAGGAAGATTCGATTCTTGATAAACACGAATAACTTGTTGTTTCTGTTCATCAGGAATATATTTCATATCCATGTGAACAGGCGACATTAATGTCCTGAATGAATATTTGTCGTAACCAAGTTTCGAAAAGTGTTCATAGATTCTTATTGGTGCATATATGTTGTATATACCGACACATGATGAAATGTGTCTGATACCAAAACCTCTCTCTTGTATTTTATTCATGTTGGTAGTTAGTGTCTCGAAATTACCACCAAAACGAATTAAATTATATCTATCACCAATGTCATCACAACTTACTGATAGAACAATCTGTTTGAACTGCTTCAATTTATCTAAAATTTTGTCATTAATTACAGATAAGTTTGTGTCATATTCCAGTATAATATGTTTAGCGAGATCCGCTTCGATTAATTTATCCAATAAAATATTGTGGCCTTTAATAATAAAAGGTTCACCGCCCGTGATATACAAATGTCGTATTCTATGTTTTATCGTTTCGAATTGTTCCCACCATCTAGGTGAATCGTGCCAATCTAATCTTGCGCCACGATTTTCCTTTTCTATCGTGGCACCATAAATTATTTTCTCATCTTCATACCATTGATTACTATATTTCGAATTGCACATTGTGCATTTCATGTTACACACATTGGTAAATCTCAAATCTAAACTGATAGGTGTTTCATTTAATGAACCATCTTCCGTCAGATAATCTTTAACGTTATTCAGATTGATGGCACCATCAACATCAGGTAACTGAACAAACGACCTGAATATGCGTAGAGAGTGTGCAGTTCCACCATTTCTTGAACTAACATCTTCACGTTTCCAACATATACCACACATTGGATGTTTTTCGTTTCTAGATTGTGCTAGACGTATTTGTTTGAACTTGTCACCATTTATTGCATCGAGAATACTATGTGTCATAAGATTCATAATATTTCCTTCAGAATCCAATAATGTAGTATAATCTTTATTGCTAGAAGAACCATGTATTCCTGCATTGAAGCAACAAATTTTATAATCGCCAGCCGCATTTATCTGTAGACCAGACCACGGCAAAATACAAAACGTTTCTTTACTAAACATTATTCAACGTGATGTGTAAAAGTTGATTCTGCGCCCAACTCAGCCAATTTATTTTTCAATAAATCCATTCTCGTTTTAACAATCTCATGTTGATTAGCACCCTCAAGCACAGTTCTGGCAGCCTCCAAATTTTCCACCGTATCAAATTCAAGTTTAACAACTAGAGTGTCGCCAACCTCTTCTTGTGTGGTACCAACAAAACCTGTTAGTGATTGAACATAATCAAAATAAGGATTTAGTATTGTTTCTATCTCATTTTGTGTAAAATATTGTGAATAATTCTCTGGAAAAATCCACGGCTTAATTCCCATAGGATTATTATTTGTGATTATTTTTACAATTTTCGGCATTTCGTTTCCTTAAAATTTATATTTATCGAACAAAGTGAAGAATTGTTCCTTGGTCCAAACTTCTCCAGTCTTTTTGAGTGGCACTCTATTGGATGCCATTAATGCAATCTCTGCTATTGTTTCTGGTGAATAGACTGGACGAAGTTTATCACGATATTCAATCTGATAAATTTTCTCTTTATGTCTGTTCCATGTGATATTATCCCTAGGCATCATGGCGTAGGCAATCTCTGGTGTATACAGAAAGAAGTCTATGTTTTTGCAACCAACAAAACAATAATCGGTATAGAAGTCCCATTCATTTGAAATGAGATATACATCATCGGTTATCATATCATCACCATCACCCATGAAATGGTTTCCTGTGATTAGTGTTCCACCCAATTTCTCTACCATCTCAGCGACAATCAAAACCTGTGTTGCATTATAACCAACACCATTAAACTTTCTATAAATGTGTTCATCATAGAAGTCGATGAGTTGGCGCTCACTTATTTCAATTATAGTTGGTGTAATTCCTAGTTCGTCACATACTGCATATGCATAATCATTCTCGATTTGCTTACCACAGACAACAATAATAGGATGTATATCTATACCATTCCTATGGAAGCAACGTAGAACAAAATCTGAATCCATACCACCACTTAGTGCAAGATATAGTTTGTCGTAGTCTTTTGCTATCTCACAACAAGTATAATCTGCGGCTTCCTGATATGACATTTCTTTGAATGGATATAAATTTATACCCATAGAAAAATCTGCGGCTTTATTGGTGAATCTGTCTGCCAGATTCGTATACAACCATTTATTCTTTGTTAACATTTTTTCTATACCACTCACCCAAGTGAACACAATGATCCTCGTAGCGGTTCATCGCTTTCATCAATGGAAAATATTTACCCTTTTGCAATTCAGCAGTCGCAACATCTTCTCGGAATACTTCCTCACACGTTTCAAAAATTCTGCGTGTGGTAGCATCGACCGATGGATCATAATAGAACTGTGATATCCATTTGAAGCCAAATTCTGTATTGATATCGTTCGGTATCACATTATTGACCATAACACATCCGGGTGAATATTCAATAAACAAGAATGGGAAAACATACAACCACCAGCCAGTAGGATGTGATTGTAGAATCCATCCATCTCCCTGATCCATCTGTATGTCTTCCAATTTAACTTGGCGTGACAGGAATGGATGAATACCATCCTCATATACGTGAAGTAAATCTGCCTCAGCATCAAGCAACCACATCCAACTGCCTTCACTTGAGCCTTCCAGTGAGTGGTGATACACCAAAGATTTTTCACTAGCCAAATCATCAACCCATTTATGGTCAGGCTCAACAAAATCTTTGAAAATCATTCCACTGCGACCAGTTTCTACCTTACCACAATGCAACTTCTTATCATTGTTTATTGGATTACCATCTTTGTCCCATCTGAAATTGTGGAACTTACACCAAACATCTTGCACCACTTTACCTGGTGTCTCCAATGGATACATTCTGTGTGGACAGAAACGGTGCATCAAACTGACGCCATCATCCTTTTTGTTTAAGATAAAATCTGGTAAAACCAAATTGCCCTTCTCAAGTGCTGATATGTGTGCGAAAAATTTTGGTGTTCTAATCTTAAACATAATTACTTTCTACGACCATTATAAACTTCATAAAAACGTGAGAATGTGGTATCATCAATTTCGTAACCACAACGTCTTTTCATATTTTCTATTCCAGCGGAATGAAACTTATACAACTTCGATTCTTTATCTGCCAACATATATTGGTCTCGCAAACTGACTGTTTTGTTATTGCTTTTTCCAGACTTGAATGCTAATGGTTTTCTCAATTTATAAACTATGTCATGCACACTTTTATTACCTACTGTAGCACCGACATCTTTATCATATCCGAAATATTTGTGAATCAGATATTCTTTGTTCAATTCATGTAGTTGTTTTAACAAGACTTCGGGATATGTTGGATCCCAATAAAAATTAATTCTATCACAATAATCTGCTTTACCCAATTCACCATAACTGTATGCTGATGCATCAGTAAACTTGAAACCATTTATAGCAAATCTTCCACCCATCATAGGTTGACCAGAATCATCGTTACCATGGAACAGATATGGTTTATCTCTACCCATAACTATTGCAACTTTTTTATTTTTGTATTCTTCAGGAACAACATATTTCTCAATGTCACGCCAATACCAGTGATGTGGACTGAACCAAGTGCCAACATAATCAATCCAATTTTCACCATATTGACTAATGCTCAAATTCATCGGATCATCAATTATGTCGGAGTAATCACATATCTGAAAGATTGATTCCAATCCAAGTTCTTTAATGTATGGAAAAACATTATGATATAGTTCACCATTATGATTTTCATCTACACCATATGCAGAATCTTTTTTCAGAGCACCAACAGTAATTATTTTATCAATCTTAATGTTGTTGAAATGGAACGTTTCGAGAATTGTGGTTGAGTCATAACCACCACTATATGCTAAAATAACATAATCATAACTATCACGAATCCTCTGTGCTTGTTGTTTGTAGTAATACTCCAAAGATTCTGGCGGTTCTATATGCCAATCTATTTTGGAGTAAACATCATCATAGTAATAAAAGAATATTTCTTCACCTGTGTGATGTTTGTGAGCACAAGCGTCAATTTTAGATGTGAAAGTTTTTCCACTCTTCGTATAATAATGCATAATGAAAAAATAAAGTTATAAAGGATTACAGTTGATAAAATAAACTGCAGGTGATTTTAATATGTAGTAGTATAGTCCCGATGATGAATCATATGCGGCTGCATACCAACTTGCACCGTTTTGCAAAGACAATCTTTGTGTTGAACCAGCGTGCGCTAAAATACATGTTCCATCACCACCTTTGGCACCATTACTGAATGCACCACCACCATATGAATCACCACCTGCACCACCGCCACCATATCCATCTGTGCCAGGATATGATATACTTGTGCCGCCATGTCCACCGCCACCGCCAGCACCGCCAGCGGCACCGCCATTATAGTCACCACCACCTCCGCCGCCGCCCCCAAAGCGACCTACCCATGATGTGCCAAAATATATGTTTTGTCCATCACCACCATATCCATTGGTGTTTGTTGCATCATCAACACCGCCGCCACCGCCACCGCCTGTGCTATTTCCTGATGCACCAGGACTGTGATAACCGCCACCTGCGTTTGCTGGACCACTGGAACCACTAACTCTAGGATATCCACTATCACCACCACGATATGTGTTTGTTTCTTGAGCAGTTCCTGATCCTGTCCAATAATAGCGTGATAATCCTCTTTGACCACCAGTCGCCGCAGGTGAATATGAGCCATATGTGAATGATGTTTGAATACCATTTCCCGCTCTCAAATAATATTGTGCGGGCTGACCGTATCCACCACCGGTATCACCATAAACACCTGCCGCACCACCAGCGCCTACTGTTGTTGAAGCGGAGGTTCCAATTTGCCAATCTATCAATCCTTGGTATATACCACCACCACCGCCACCGCCACCGCCACCGCCAACGTTGTCTGCGGTACCTACTGCACCACCACCTCCTCCACCAACGATGAGGAAATATACGGGAATAGTTGGTGCGGTTTTGCGTTTTCCATAAAAATTACTAATTGATATTGAAGATCCTGTTGAAGGAAATGTTCCTGTAGTTCCAGCGTCCGTCCACCAAGTTTGTCCTCTATACGAACTTAAACTTGTGCCATATCCGAACTCTGCATTTATCTCGGACATTGATAGTGATCCGGAAGATTTGATTGTCATCTATTTTTCTCCATACAATAGTATATTTATGTGTTTCTACGATAATGGTCCATATACATCTTTAGAGTTTTAACGTGGTCACCAGTTCTCTCAACAAACAACAAAGGCTCCGATCCTTCAACTGCCATGATAACAACAATCTGGTGAATCTTCACACCCACCAATTCTTCATACATCAAAGCATATGCGACACATTGTGCGAAATAGTTTGGTATATCTTCCTTGGTTTTCACTCTGCTGGAAGTCTTAAAGTCAATAACAGATAACTTACCATCAAATTCACCAATACAGTCCACTCGACCTGCCATCTTCAATCTTAACGACCACAATGCACACTCTTGATAGTGAATGTTGTTGATTCTATTCAGGAGAGGTTTCACAGTATTGAACAATGCAAGTGCATCAGGCATAGGTTTACCCAATGATTCATTGTTCAAATACTTTTCGCAAAGTGTGTGCATTCGTGTGCCACGACCAGAAGCAATACGTGATATACGATTTGCTTCCTCCGCACCAACACGTTCACGCCATTCATAGATGGCTTTCTTGCCCATCGCACCAATAACAGTAGTAACGGAAGGTAGTTTCTCACCTGTTGGTGTGACGTAATATCTTCCGTTGTTTATATTTTCTGTTTTTAAGTCTTCAAGTTTCTTCGGTGGGCAATATATAAACATAATTTAGGTTTGTGAATCTTCGTAGTGCATCTTAGCGAGAATGTAATCTTTAACTAATGATGAACGAACGATATCATCTGGTGTAAATTCAATTTTAGTAAACGCACCCATGTTCCAAGCAATATCAAAAAACTTCAAAATGCCTGACATATCATTCTTGCGTTTGTTCAAGTCTGTTTGTCTATAGTCACCGCACCAAATAATCTTAGAACGATAACCAACACGGGTCATAACTGTATCAATCTCTTCGAACGTTAAGTTTTGCATTTCATCAACAATGATGATAGCATCATCAAATGACATACCACGAATGAATGATGTTGAAATAAATTCAATGTAACCTTGTTCACTTAGGCGTTGATATGCATCTTTTCTATCAAACAAAGTCTCGCAAATTTGCACATATGGTTGCTGATAGATTTCCATCTTCTCATCAACATCACCTGGCAAGTGTCCCATTTCACGTGATTGAACTGCGGAACGAACTATAATAATTTTCTTAAAGGGGTTACTCTTATCTAGAACTTCTTCAAGTGCTTTATACAATGCACAGAATGTTTTACCAGTGCCTGCTACGCCATGCAATGCAACAAAATAGTCGCCTTGCTTGTATGCATCAAAAAATAATTTTTGATTTTCAGTTAATGGCTCAAAAGTCTTTAGATGGTCAATTCTTATTTTTAATGCATTAGACGCTTTTTGTTGGACACTATCATCATCAACAAGTCTAATTTTTGTATTTGCTTTTCTAGCCATGAGTTCCCTTTGTTATGTTTTGACGCCAGTGATCCTCTCCACGTGCTTCTTAACAACCTGTTCGGTCTTGACTTCTTTGATTGATTTGGTTTTATGCTTTGCGGCTAAAGCACTACCAGGATGTGCCTCTGAAACTTTCGAGAGGACTTCTTTGAAACCGCTTGGGACACGGTTCTGCGTGGATGATGACACACCAGACACAATCGCTGGTGCAGTCATCACAGGTTGAATGTGTGGATTGGCGAGAAGATAATCTTCACGTTCGGAAATCTTCATAAAAGATTCGAACTCTTCGCCAGTCTCAGTATTAATAAAATTATATGTTGGCATACTCTATACTCTTATATAGCAAAACTATTTGCCGAGAACCAATGTGGAACTGGACGATTTTTCCATTTTGCTAAGTGTGTTTTACCAATGTTGTAGTATTGGCGATACGATTTGATAGAATCACCAGGCACTTTCAATTCATCTGGCATAGCAGGTGTTGGTTGAGTAAATGGTGCATCAGGAATATTTTTTGGTGCATCATATAGTGAATCATACAAACGTGAACACGCATGGACTTTACCATAGCGATATTTGTATTCGTCCATCAGTTCATACCATAGTGCAAACAACCAATGATAGTTTTGGCGTGATTGTCTTACCCACACAGCACTTGGGTGATTGATATGAGTAGCAGAATAAAGTATGTTATTGCGATGGTCTGGTAAGGTATATATTGTCTTTTTTCGTCCAGAAGAAGACAAGCCAACAGACACATTGCCATCAAGAACACGGTGAGCGGTAGATAAGAGTTGTGCATATTCAAGAATCATCTTTACGGTATGTTTGTCATTGTGCATTTGAGCACATACACGAGGTTCATGGTCAAGGTAAAAAATATTCATCAGTCATTCCAGTGGCGAATCACGCCAGCAACAATAAAAAAGTTAGTAATGATATAGCATAACACAATTGCGGTGCGAATACAAGCAATTTTATCGGCTTCACTATCAGTATCACCAGATTTTTCTCCTAGTGCTTTAGCCCAAAGTCTCCACATACCATTTCTCCAATAAAAAGGCCCGAGCCGAAGCCCGAGCCACCAGCGAGTAACAACGCTTAAACTTTCTCAGTTTCAACAACAGGAGCCACAGTCTCGGCTTCAACTGGTGTTGCTTTCAAATCTTTGAGGCCAGAAACAGTATTGATAACAATACCACGGTCAGTCCAGTATTTTGTAACACCGTCGGATGTAGGATTCATAAGTTGATATGAAACAACTTTGCGTCCATCTTTAAGAACACGGATAACCGCATCACTACGAATTTTAATTTCAAGAATATGTGCGGATAGTTTGTAACTCAACGCACCCAACATATTTTCAAGGTCAACTTTTTTAACCGGTTGACCAGTCATAAGTGCTTGGAAGATAGGCTCCCACGCTTTCAATCGGACAACTTTGGTTTGCTTAGTAGCAGATTTTGCAGATTTGGTCATAATAAACTCCATTTGATTAAGAAACTTAATTATACAAGGAAAAATGCCATCTGTCAACCAGATGGCTGGTAATCATGCGGCTTTCAACATAATTGTTGGATACTTAACAAAGCCGGTGGTATCTTTTTTGGCTTTGCCTTTGGCATACAAACCAACAACAACACCTTTTGGATCCAAGAAACGTAAGTCGGATTCGTCACCGTTAAAAACAGGAAGACCGTTATATGATTCTGGCATTGGCTCAGTCTTTTTGATACCGAACACAGTAGCGATATTGTAACCTTGGGCGATAGCCTTAAAAACGTCAGTATCGTTACCATCAGCCGCAGAGAAGGTCAAGTGATAGTTTGCGATATCTTGGAATTTACGACCAAGAATTTTTGTGTAATCATAGAACTGAACTTCTGGAAAAGCGGCGAAAATATTTTTGTAGGTAACGCCGTTGCGAACCACATCATATTTTTCAAAAGCCAAATCAGAGGTACCGTTCAAACGAAACACAGGTACCAAATCCAGTTTAGCGGATTGTTTAATACCCAATTCAATATCTTTCACCAATTGAGCCATAAACTCGGTGCGATTTTCGAAAAACAATTTTGTCTTACGCTTACGGGCTTCTTGAATAACGTTGGTAGATTCACCACGCTTAAACATACCACCACGTCCAGCAGTATTCAAACAAGCGGCCGTGCAACCAGCGGTGCGTTTTGGGCAAGTCTCGTAACCAGACACATTAGCAGGAGCCAAGTGTAAGATATAGGTATTAAAACCTTGTTTCATACCTTTGAGAACTTTAGGATTACCAGTGGAAAGCAATTTCATTTTCGACCTCTTTCTATCAATCTATGAATATAGTATAGCAGGCTGGTAAAAATTGTCAAGTGTTTTTTTCC